GTGGCGCCGCGACGACCTCAACGACGACTTTCCCGGCGGTTCGGGCGGCTGGACGCTGGCCTATACGCTGAGCCAGAACGGCCAGACCGCGCTGCAGGTCAACGGCGCCGCCGTCACCTATGATGGCGAGGGCTACCTGATCAAGACCGCGGCGAACCTGGCCGCGGCCGCTGCAGCGGGTCTCTGGACGATCACCGGCCAGGTGACCAACACGGGCACCGGCGAGGTCTACGAGGTCTATCGCGGCACGGTCCGGCTCCTGCCGGCGCTGGGCAACAACGTCGACGGCCGCACCTACTGGCAGATCACGCTCGACAACATCGAGGCGGTGATCCAGGGCCGTGCCACCAAGGACCAGATGGCCTATACGATCGACGGCCGCCGCCTCGATCGCACGCCGATCGCCGAGCTGCTGCTGTTGAAGGACGACGCGCGCGCCGAGGTCGAGCGCGAGCGCCGCGCCCTGCTGCTGAGCCAGGGCCGCGATCCCAAGCGCAAGATCGGCACGCGCTTCGTCGGGCCGACCGGGCCGTTCTCCTGGCCGTGGCCGTTTTGAGGAGGCCCTGAATGTGGCCCTTCACGCGCGCCGCGGCGCGCCGCGCCGCCGTCGAGCGCATCGCGCCCACGGTCAAGCTCCTGCCGGTGGCCCAGCAGGCCGGCAAGCGCAGCTTCGTGTCGGCGGTGCCGACCGAGCTCACCGCCGACCTGCCGACCTCGATCTTCGCCATCAACGCGGCGCTGCGGTACAACATCTACGCCATGCGCAGCCGCAGCCGCTGGCTGGCGCGCAACAACGACTATTACCGCGAGTGGCTTCGCAGCCTGCGCCGCTCCGTGGTGGGCGCCAAGGGCTTCGGCCTGCAGCCCACCGTCAAGCAGCCGCCGGCGGCGAAGGCCGAGGCGGGAGCCAAGCCGCAGCCCGACGTCATGGCCAACCGGCTGATCCGCCAGGCCTTCGACGAGTGGAGCGGGGCGGCGACCTGCACGGTCGAGGGCAGCATGGATCGCCCGCACCTCGAGCGGCTCCTGATCACCCTGCTCGGGCGCGACGGCGAGTTCCTGCTGCGCAAGGTGCGCGGCGCCGACGTCGGCGGCCGCTTCGGCTACAGCCTTCAGGTCATCCCGATCGACCTGCTCGACGAGCAGCTCAATGTCGGCGTCGGCGGCGCGCCGCCGTCCAATCCCGGCGGCAACGTCGGCTGGGCGCAGGACCATGAGATTCGCATGGGCGTGCAGCGCGACAAGTGGAAGCGCCCGTTCGCCTACTGGCTGCGCACCTGGTACCCGGGCGACGACCCCGGCATGGCGGCGTTCCAGAACGTCGGCCGCTGGCAGGTCGTGCCGGCCGACGAGATCGAGCACGTGTTCGAGCGCGAGGACGCGGCGCAGGCGCGCGGCTTTCCGCGCGCCGCATCGTCGATCACCCGGCTGAACCAGATCGGCGGCTACGAGGACGCCGTCGTCGTGGGCGCCCGCGTCGGCGCCTCGAGCATGGGCTTCCTCGAGGGCCAGAACACCGACGAGGTGAAGGGCGACACGACCGGCGCCGAGGGCGAGCTGCTGAACGAGGTCGTGCCCGGCACGGTCGCCAAGCTGCCCAATGGCGTCACCTTCAAGTCGTTCAATCCGAGCCAGCCCGCCTCGACCTACGCCGAGGGCCGCAAGGGCTTCCTGCGCGGCGTCGCGGCCGGCATGGGCGCCAACTACCACTCGATCGGCAAGGATTACGAGTCGGTCAACTTCTCCTCGCTGCGCGCCGCCGCCATGGACGACCGCGAGGAATGGAAGATCCTGCAGGACCTGCTGCTCGACATGTGGCGGCGCATCGTCAGCGACTGGCTCTCCCATGCGCTGCTGCGCGGCGCCATCAATCTGCCGCTCGGCAAGTTCGACAAGTTCAACGATTTCACGCTGCATCCGCGCGGCTGGGACTGGGTCGACCCGGTGGCCGAGATCACCGCCGCCGCCACCGAGGTGGCGCTGGGCGTCAAGAGCCGCCGGCAGATCTGCGAGGCGCGCGGCCTCGACTTCGACCAGATCATGGACGACCAGGGCGACGAGCTGCGCGTCGCTAAGAGCAAGGGCGTCGACCTCTGGCAGCCCGAGCCGCGCCTGCCCAAGGGCGTCACGGCGACCACGCCGCCGGAGACGGTGGCCGGCGCGCCGAAGCCTGTCGACCCGCCGGCGGCCTAGCCGCCAACCGCGTCAAGTTCCGCGTGACCATTTTCAGGAGAAACCTCATGTCCCAGATCGATCTCGTCGACAACGTCCTCGCCAAGCACTCGATCGACCCGCAGGCGCTGGGCTCCAGCGCCACCGTCACCGGCGCCTCGGTCGACCTGTTCGGCTACGACAGCGCCATGGCGCTGTTCTCGGCCGGCGCCTGGACCGACGGCACGCACACCATCACGCTCGAGGACTCGTCCGACAATTCGAGCTTTTCGACGGTCGGCGCCGGTAGCCTGCAGGGCTCGATCACCAACATCACCGGCACCGGCCAGCAGAACGCGGTGCAGCAGGTGGGCTACATCGGCAGCAAGCGGTACCTCCGCGCCAAGGTCGTCAGCAGCGGCGTGACCACCGGCCTCGCCGGCTTCGCCGCGCTCATCGTCAAGGGTAACCCCAAGGTCTACCCGGCCTCTTAAGTCTGCCCCGCGCTCTCGGCCGCCCCACCAACCCCGCTCGCGCGGGGGCCCGATGAGGAGTTCCTCAATGCCGGATGGTTCCGTAATTCGCATGAAGCGCCAGTATCGCAACGTCGTCGTTGCGCGCGGCGCGGTCGACACCGACAAGCGTACGGTGTCGGTGAGTTTTTCCTCCGAGGAGCCGGTCGAACGGTTCTTCGGTGATGAGATTCTGGGGCACCAGCCCGGAGAGGTGGACCTCTCCTTCATCGGCAGCGGGAACGCGCCGGTGCTGGTGAACCATGATCCCGACCGTCAGGTCGGGGTCGTCCAGAGCGCGACGGTGGCCAACGACCGTGGTCAGGCGGTGCTCCGCTTCGGCCAGGGCGACGCGGCCAGCGAAGTGTTCCAGGACATCGTCGACGGCATCCGCAGCAACGTCTCGGTCGGCTACGAGTACGACGAGATGGTGCTGGTCGCGGATGACGACGGCGACCGTTCGTACCGCATCACCAACTGGCGACCGCTGGAGATCTCCATCGTGGCCATTCCCGCCGACCCGACCGTCGGCGCGAACCGGGCCGGCGAGCAGGAGCGTGCCGTGCGCGTCGTCGAACCGCAAAAGGAGCAAAGGGCCATGCCCGAAGTCGTTCAGACCCCCCAGACCGTCCCGCCCACCGTGCCGCCGACGGTCGCCACTCCGCCCGTCAACCTCGACGAGGTGCGCAACCAGGCGCGCCAGCAGGCGCTCGACAGCGAACGCGAGCGAGTCAAGCAGATCAGCGAGCTCGGCGCCCGTCACAACCGCAGCGACCTCGCCCAGAAGGCGATCGCCGAGGGCAAGAGCTTCGCCGACTTCCAGGGCCTCATGCTCGAGGCGGTCGGCACCGCCAAGCCGCTGAACGCGATCCCGTCCGAGGTCGGCATGTCGGCGCAGGAGCGCAAGCGCTTCTCGCTGTGCCGCGCCGTGATCGGCGCCGCCGATCGCGCCGCCGGCCGCAAGCCCGCGATCGACGACGCCTTCGAGATGGAGGTCAGCGACACCATCGCCAAGCGTCTCGGCAAGGCGCCGCGCTCGATCTACCTGCCGATGGACCCGTTCCTCGAGGGCGTGATCCCGGCCGGCCAGGAGCAGGCCGTGCGCATGGCGCTGATGGGCCAGCGCACCAACCTCAACGTCGCCACCGGCAATGCCGGCGGCTACTTCGTCGCCACCGAGCTGCTCGCCGGCAGCTTCATCGATCTGCTGCGCAACCGCATCATGGTGGCCACGATGGGCGCCACTTTCCTGCCGGGCCTGGTGGCCAACATCACCATTCCCAAGCAGTCGGGCGCCGCGACGGCGAACTGGCTGGGCGAGGGCAGCGCTGCCACCGAGTCCCAGCTCACCGCCGCGCTGGTGTCGCTGTCGCCCAAGACGGTGCATGCCATGACCGACTATTCGCGGGAAACGCTGCTGCAGAGCACGCCGGCGATCGAGGCGCTGGTGCGCTCCGACCTGATCGCCGTCATCGCCCGCGCCATCGATCTGGCGGCGCTGTCGGGCTCGGGTTCGTCCGGCCAGCCGACCGGGCTCGCCAACCAGTCCGGGCTCACCGTCGAGGCGGTCGGCACCAACGGCGGCACGCCGTCGTGGACCAACATCGTCAACATGGAAACCGACGTCGCCGCGGCCAACGCCGACTTCGGTTCGCTGGGCTACCTCACCAACGCCAAGGTGCGCGGCAAGCTGAAGCAAACGGCCAAGATCGGCTCGACCTATCCGGTGTTCATCTGGGAGAACAACCCCGGCTATGGCCCCGGCTTCGGCGAGATGAACGGCATGCGCGCCGGCGTCTCCAACCAGTGCCGCAGCAACCTCACCAAGGGCAGCTCGTCGGGCGTGTGCTCGGAAATCTTCTACGGCAACTGGGCGGACCTGCTGATCGGCGAATGGGGCGTGCTCGACATGCTGGTCGACAACATCACCCAGGCGGCCAATCGCATCATCCGCATGCACGCCTACGAGACGGTGGACGTCAACGTCCGCCACATCGAGAGCTTCTCGTACTGCGCCGACGCCACGACGACTTAGGCGCGAGGCGCTTAAGTCGATCCATCCCACAGGCGCGCGACTGCGCGCACTCTCACTGCCGGCCCTTCGGGGCCGGCAGTTCCCCATGACCACGGCCCGGGCGGCGCGTGGTCATCGGGAACTGCAAACCGGGAGTTCACTATGAAGATCAGGCTGCTGCGTTCCGTCGTCACCTCGCAAGGCGTGCACGACGTCAACGAGTACAGTGAGAAGGGCAAGCCGACCGGCGGCACGCGCGAGGAGATCGTCGAGATCCCCGACGCCGAGGCCCGGCCGCTGATCGCCCGCGGCATCGCGGAAGCCGTCTGATGGCCGCCCTCACCATCACCGCCGCCAACGTCGCCTGGGTAAGCGGTCCGGAAAAGGGCGACCAGGTCGCGGGCGAGGCCTTTACCGCCGGCTCGCAGGTGTATTTCAACGTGCCGGATGGCAAATGGTACAAGGCCAAGTGCAATGGCACCGTGAACCAGGCCGGCCAGGACGGCCTCGGCATGGCGCTCGGCTCGGCCGACGCCGCCGGCGCGCGGGTCAGCATCGCCCAGCCGGGCGCGATCGTGGCGATCGGCACCGGCACCGCGGGGCACACCTACTATCCCGGCGCCACGGCGGGGCAGCTCGTCGAATGGTCGGATCTCGTTGCGACCAACAAGGCGGTCCCGGCCGCGGTCGGCGTCGGCAGCAACCAGGTCCTGCTGCTGGGCGGCAGCTACAACGCGGGCTCGGTTCTCTAGTCACGACCGCAGCGGCCTCATCGGGGCCCCGCATTCGCGGGGTTGGTGGGGCGGCTGCGAATGCGGGGTAACAGATGGCCGTCGAGACTGACGACGATCGCGCGGCGCTGCTCGCCGACTTCGGCCAGGCGGGCAGCTATACGCACGCGGGCGCGACCGTCTCGATGACCGGCATCTTCACCGGACCCTATGTCAGCCACGCGCTGGGGCACATGGGCGTCGAGTTCGAGGGCGGCAATCCCGCCTTCCTGGTGCGCTCGATCGATCTGCCGGCCGGCGCGGTGCAGGGCGACACGCTCGTCACCGGCGGCACGACCTACAACGTGCGATCCGTCCAGCCCGATGGCACCGGCATGACCAAATTGGCCCTGGAGCTGATGTCGTGAATCGGGATCCCCGCGCGAGCGGGTTGGTCGGCGGCGCGAGCGCGGGGCAAACATGACGACCCATGTCCGGCAACAGATCCGCGCCAAGGCCGTGTCCCTGTTGAGGGGCCTGGCCACGACCGGGCCCAACGTCTATCCCGGCCGCTCCTGGCCGACCGGCGCGGCACAGCTGCCGGCGCTGCTGGTCTACACCCGCACCGAGCAGGCGCAGGACGCCACGATGATGGCGCAGACCCTGCAGCTGCGCACGGTCGAGCTGGTGGTCGAAGGGCGCTGCCGCACGGCGTCGCAGGAACCGGACGACGAGCTCGACGAGATCGCGCTCGAGGTCGAGACGGCGCTGCTGGCGTCGGGCGCCTTCGGCACGCTGATCAAGTCGATCGAGCTCAAGCGCTCCATTTCGGCCTCGCTCGCCAGCCAGGACCGCCGCTCGGGCGAGATCGAGCTCACATTCGACATCGAGTACCTGACCGCGGCAGGCGCACCCGCGACGGCCCTCTAAACTCAGGAGTGACAGAATGGCCCTGCATCATGGCAAGGATGGCGTCGTCAAATCGGGCGCCAACGCGATCGCCTCGGTGACCGCGTGGAAGTTCACCGGCAAGATCGACCTCGTCGAATCGGCCGTCATGGGCGCGACCAACAAGACCTACCTCGAGGGCCTGACCGACTTCGACGGCACGGTCGACTGCTACCTCGATCCGACCGACGCGACCGGGCAGGAGACGCTGACCGTCGGCGCGTCCGTCACGCTCACGCTCTATCCGCAGGGCGTGTCGGCGACGGCCAACTGGGTGATCAGCGCCATCATCACCCAGCTCGACGCGCAGGCCTCGATGACCGAGGTCGTCAAGCGGTCCTTCACCTGGAAGGCGACCGCTGCTCCGGCCTGGACGGCGTAAGAGCGCGAGCGAAGCTCGCGACGGCGGGGAAAGCGCGACGCGCAGCGTCGTCGCGACTCCGCTCGGCGCAGAATGAACAGGGGAGGCTCGAATGGAACCAAATGTGCTCGGCGAAGCGATCGCCGCCGCCGCCCGCGCCGATTTCGACGCGCGCGGCCTCGGCAAGGTCGAAGTGCCGGAATGGGCCGTCGCCGGCCAGCCGACCGTGATCTACTTCCGGCCGATGACGATCTCGGAGCAGTTCGAGATCTCGTCCTACCGCTCCGAGGACGGCCCCAAATACGGCATGGTCCGCACCATCGTGCTGAAGGCGCTCGATTCGGACGGCAAGCGGCTGTTCACCGTCGAGCACGAGCGCGTGTTCCTCGAGCAGGTCTCGTCCGACGTGGTCATGCGCGTCGCCACCGCCATCGCCAAGGGGGTGCCGGTCGGCGAGGCAAAAAAAGACTCCTAGCCGATCCAGATCGGCAGACCCTGTTCGCGCTGGCGGACAAGCTCCGCATGCTGCCCGGCGACCTCGCCCGGCGCCTCACCCGGACCGAGCTCGCCGAGCTGATCGCCTGGGAAGAAATCAAGCGCGAGCGGGACCAGCAGTCTGGCGATCTCGACGACCTCGAGTAGCTGTTCATCGGGGGCCCCCGCGCGAGCGGGTTGGTCGGCGGCGTGAGCGCGGGGAAAAATATGGCCAACGAGACGTACGATTTCGCCCTGACCGCGCAGGATCTGTCGGGCCCGGCATGGCAGAGCCTCAAGCGCCAGGCGCAGGAAGCCAAGGCGCAGGTCGAGGCCATGGGCACGCCGCTGCAGGGCCTCGTGGGCTACGCCCAGCAGGCCAAGGCCGCGTTCGAGACCTTCATCGGCGCCGAGGTCGTGTCGCGCTTCCTCGAGTTCAACAACCAGGTCAAGGAAGCGTCGGCGCTGCTGGTGCGCCAGGCCGATGCGCTCGGCCTCAACACCGACCAGCTGCAGGCCTACCAGATGGCCGCGCGGCACAGCCAGACCAGCACCGACGAGATGCAGAACATCCTCGCGGTGTTCAACGGCCGCATCGGCCAGGCGACGCAGGGCAACAAGCTGATCATCGACGCCTTCAACCAGCTCGGCGTCAAGATCCTCGACGTGCACGGCCAGCTCCGGCCCTTCACCGACATCCTGACCGAGACGTCGCGGGCGCTGGTCGCCGAGTCCGATTCCTCGGTGCGCGCCGCGCTCACCAAGGAGCTGTTCGGCCGCGCCGCCCAGCAGGCGACGCCGCTCCTGCGCGAGCTCGCGCTCGGCGTCGAGGCGCTCGACCAGGCCAGCAAGCAGACCGGCCAGACGATCGACAAGGAAGCGATCGAGACCTTCCAGAAGCTCAAGGAGCGCAGCGAGCAGCTCGAGGCGCAGATCCGCTCGCTCTATGCCAGCTTCGCCGCGCCGATCCAGCTCACCGCGATGGAGAAGGTGACGGGCTGGATCGACCTGTTCCGCCAGAAGCTGCGCGATGCGAAAGCCGACTGGCTGACCTTCGTGGCGTTCCTCGCCAATCCCGGGGGAACCATCGGCGGCATTCTCGCCTCGCCGTCGCCGGTCGACCAGGCGCGCAAGCACATGGCCGATCTTCAGGGCCAGATCGACCGCAACCAGAGCGTCATCGATTCGACGCCCGACGCGCGCATCAAGGCGCGCCGGCAGCGCGAGAACGACGAGCTGCGCCGCCAGCTGCAGGACCTCGTCCAGCAGGCGGCCTCGGGACAGGGTGTCACCGACGCCATCAACAACATGGTCGGGCCGCCGCAGGCGGGACCAGACGTCGTGTTCGGCGGCACGACGAACCCGAAGCCCGTAGGAAGCGGCAGCAAGCGCGACCGCATCGGCGAGGAGCTGGCGCAGCTGCAGGGCCAGACGAAGGCGGCCGAGGAAGCCTTCAACCGGCTGAAGGCCGCGGCGCAGCAGGCGATCCCGCTCGCCGACCTGCAGCGCGAGGTCGACCTGCAGAAGCAGATCGGCGACGAGCTGGCGCGCATCGGCAAATACAACAAGGACGATCCGCGCATTGCGCAGGTCAAGCAGCTCGTCACCGCGCACGAGACATACAACAGCCAGCTCAAGCAGCTCGAGGAGGCGCTCAAGACCGCCGACCAGACCGAGCGGCAATACGGCGACGGCCAGCTCGCCTTCCTCGAGCAGCAGAAAAGGCTGAACGACGCGCTCGACACCGGGCGCCTCTCGATGGACGCCTACAACCTTGCCATGAAGCAGCTCGCGCTCCAAACGGAGGAGACGCGGCTGAAGAACATCGGCCTGCAGGGCGGCGTCGAGGGCCTCGCCGCCGGCTGGCAGTACGCCATGCTGCAGTACCAGCAGGCAGGCAAGTCGTTCCAGGACGGCCAGCAGCTCTTCCAGGGCATGCTCAACCTGATGGACCAGGGCGTGCAGCAGTTCGTCAGCAAGGGCAAGGTGAATTTCGACAGCCTGCTGGCGTCGTTCCTGTCGATGGTGGCGCAGATGGAGCTGAAGGCTGCGACCTCGCAGATCTTCAATGCGCTGGGCCTCGGCGGCGGTGGCGGCTCCGGCAGCGGAGGCGGCGGCATTCTCGGCGGCCTGCTCGGCCTGTTCGGTCTCGGCGGCAATTCAAATTCGGGCGGCTTCGCCACGGTCGGCTCCGGCGCCGGCGTCACCGACGGCGTGCCCAATTTCACGGGCATGGCCGGCGGCGGTCAGCCGCCGCTTGGCCAGGCGACCCTGGTGGGCGAGAACGGCCCCGAGCTGTTCGTTCCCAACTCGGCCGGCCAGGTCGTGAGCAACAAGGACCTGAGCGGCGGCGGCGACGGCGTGACCATTCGCCAGAACCTCGTGTTCGGCTCCGACGTCGATCGCGGCTGGCTGGAGAATCGCCTCGCGCGCCACAAGCAGGAGACGGTGGACGCCGTGCTCGCCGCCAAGCGTCAGGGCGGCCGCAAGATGGCCGCCGCGTTCGGCGGCAGGTAACCATGTCCGGGTCCGGTTTCACCTATCCGCTCGCCTTCCCGACCTACACGGGCGTCAAGGGCGCGACCATCCGCTACAACAAGGTGGTCGGGCAGAGCACCTCGCCGGGCTCGCTGGTGACGCAGGTCTATGAGTGGCCGGGCGAGCGCTGGGAAGCCGACATCCAGCTCCCGGTGATGACGCGCGCCAATGCCGAGCAATGGGCGGCGTGGCTGCTGTCGCTGCGCGGCCCGGTCGGCTCGTTCCTGATGGGCGATCCCTCGGGCGCCGTGCCGCGCGGGGCCGCTTCGTCGGCCTCCGGCTCGCCGACGGTGTCCGGCACCAACAGTGCGCTGTCGCGCACGCTCGCGATCGCGACCACCGGGTTGGGCAGCGTGTCGAACTGGCTGCTGCCCGGCGACTGGATCCAGCTCGGCAGTGGCGCAACCACGCGGCTCTACAAGAACCTGACGGCGGCCAGCCTGGTGGCGAACGCCGTCACGCTCGACATCACGCCGCCGCTGCGCGTCGCGCCCAACCCCGGCGATCCCGTGGTCGTCTCCGGCGCGCTCGGCAAGTTCATGCTGAGCAGCGGCCAGGTGCAGCATGCGATCGACAATGCCCTGCACTTCACGCCGGCGACGATCGCGGCGGTGGAGGATCTGCGATGAGGTCCCTTACGGCGGCCATGCAGTCCGCCATCACCGGCGGTTCGGTCACCCTGGCGCTGCTATTCCAGGCGAGCTTCACCAGCGGCACGGTCTATGTCTGGACCGGCATCGGCAATCTCAACTGGAACGGCCAGATCTGGCAGGGCATCGGCACCCTGATCGGCTTCGATCGCGTCGACGAGACCGACGACGTCAAGGCGCAGAGCGTGGTGCTGACGGTCAAGGGCGTCTCGCCGGCCGACGTGTCGACGGCGCTGGGCGAGCTCGCCAACGGTCAGGCCGGCCTGATCTATCTCGCCTGCTTCGACAATGCCGGCAATCTGCTGGCCAGCCCGCGCGTGATCTTCCGCGGCCGCCTGGACGTCGGCGAGATCGACGATTCCAACCCGCAGAGCCCCCAGATCAACCTCACCTACGAGCACGAGCTGGTCGACCTCGAGCGGCCGCGCGAATGGCGCTTCACGCACCAGCAGCAGCAGCAGCTCTATCCCGGCGACAACGGGCTGCAATACGTCGCCGGCCTGCAGGACGTGGAAATTACGTGGGGTCAAAATTGATTTTTAGCCCCGCGCTCGCGCCGCCCGCCAACCACGCGCCAAGCTCCGCTTGCGCGGACTCGACGCGGGGGCCCCGATGAGTGTACTCGCTCGAACGAACGGCTGGCTGCCGCGGCTCAACGCCTTCTTCCACGAGCATGCCGACACGCCGTTTGCCTGGGGCAGCCACGACTGCGTCACCTTCGCCGCCTCGGCGATCGAGGTGCAGACGGGGCGCCGCATCTGGGCGCCCGACTGGAAGAACGAGGACGAGGCCGTGAGGCTGGCTGTCTCGCTGCGCGGCCTCGAGGCGGCGGCGAGCGCGGTGCTCGGGCCGCCGATCTCGAACTGGCGGCTGGCCCGTATCGGCGACGTTTGTTTGGTGCGCAGTGAGGGCAAGCCCGCGCTCGCGGTATGTACGGGGCAGACCCTCGCGGGACCTGGACCGAAGGGGTTGAACCACCTGCCGCTCGATGCGGCCGAAAAAGTGTGGAGGGTGGGATGACGCTCATCGGGGTCCCCGCGCGACCGGGTTGGCCGGCGGCGCGAGCGCGTGGCTAAAAAGTGCCGCCGGTCGTAGGCGCCCTGGTCACCGCCGCCCTGACTTCGACCCTCGGCGCCACTCTCGCATCCGTCGTCGGCGCCGTCATCTCGGCCGCGCTGTCGTTCGTCGCCCAGGCGCTGCTGACGCCGCCCGCCTCGAGCGCGCAGCGCCAGAAGCCCGAGCGCCAGCCGATCGACAACAAGGTGACGATCCGCCAGCCCGCTGGCGCGCGGCCGATCGTCTACGGCAACACGCGCGTGGGCGGGACCTACGCCCTGATCCATTCCGACCAGAACAACCAGAACCTCTACCTGGTGATCATGCTGGCCGGCCACGAGATCGAGGCGGTCGACCAGATCTGGTTCGACGATGCCATCCTGACCTTCGACGGGTCCGGCTGGGTGACGGGCGGCACCTGGGTCGGCCGCTCGCCGCCCGGCAACGACGTCACCAAGTTCAACAACCTCGCGCGCGTCACCGTCCACCTCGGCACGCCGACGCAGGCCGCCGACGCCAATTTCCTGAGCGAGATCCCGAGCGTGTGGGACGCGACCTGCCGGCTGCAGGGCATCGCCTACCTCGCCGTCAAGCTGGTGTGGAATGCCGAGACCTACAGCTCGGGCATCCCCAACATCACCGCCGTGGTGCGCGGCAAGAACGACATCTACGACCCGCGCACGGCGACGACCGGCTACTCGAGCAATCCCGCGCTCTGCCTGGTCAACTATCTCTGCGATCCGACCTACGGCGTCGGGGTGAGCTATGCGAGCGGCATCGACGAGCCGGCTCTGATCGCGGCGGCCAACGCCTGCGACCTGCAGGTGAGCGGCGGCGGCGCCAGCGGCAGCGGCACCGAGGCGCTGTTCTCGGCCGACGGCGCCTCGCTCAGCTCCGACACGCCGCAGGTCATCATCGGCAACCTGCTGGGCGCCATGCACGGCAAGGTGGCCTACGACGGCAATCTGTGGCGCGTGCTGGCTGGCGCCTACCAGACGCCGGACAACTCGTTCACCGACGACGACCTGCGCACCTCGAGCCGCGGGCCCAAGATCCAGACGCTGACGTCGCGCCGCGATCTCTTCAACTGCGTCAAGGGCACCTACATCGGCGCCGACCAGAACTGGCAGCAGGGCGATTTCCCGCCCCTGATCAGCCAGCCCTACATCACCGCCGACGGCGGCCTTCAGGTCTACAAGGACATCACGCTCGCCTACTGCAACTCGGCGACGCGCGCCCAGCGCATCGCCCAGATCGACCTTCTGAAGGCGCGCTGGCAGATCGTGGCGACCATGCCATGCAAGCTCTCGGCCTGGCAGGCGCGCGCCGGCGACACGGTCTACTGGACCAGCGCGCGCTATGGCTGGACCAACAAGCCGTTCGAGGTGAGCGAGGCGCAGCTCACGATCGAGCACGGCAAGGAAGGCCCGCAGCTCGGCGTCGACCTGACGCTGCTCGAGACCGACCCGTCGATCTACAACCCCTCAAGCTCCATCCTGGTGCTGCCGCCGGCCAGCGCGCACACCAACCTGCCCGACGCCATCAACGCCGGGCCGCCCAGCAATCTCAGTGCCACCGAGCAGCTCTACGTCGCGCGCGACGGCGGCGGCGTGAAGAACAAGGTGGTGCTGAGCTGGACCGCCTCGCCGGACGCCTTCGTGACGTCGGGCGGCGGCTACCTGGTGCAGTACCAGCTGCAGGGCGCGAGCTCGTGGATCTCGCTGCCGGTCACCAGCGCCACCTCGGCCGAGATCCCCGACGTCGCGCCGGGCACCTACAAT